CACCTTAGTTGTATGCCTCTCAATAGGGTCATCGCTCATAGAGTTCCTTTCCAGGGTTATGACCGCATCCGACAACTGAGCGATAGCGCCTGAGCCTCTAAGTTGAGACAACGATACAGCCTGCCCGTCCTCGTGGCCTTGATTGCCGTTAGGACGCTTCAGGTGCGACACAACGATCAAGGTTATTCCAACATCCTGCACAAGCGTCCTCAGCTTGGTCATCATGTTGTCGATAGCCTTTCTTTCATCGCCAAGATCCTGTCCTGAAATGATGATGGATAAGTGATCCAAAAAGACAATCTTACAGTCCAGCCCCTTAGCCAAATATTTTATCCTAGAAATAATATTCTCTTCGGAGGTACTGCCAAAGTGATCAAACAGGAAAATTCTACCAGTGCCTATCGTATCATCGAAAGCCTCTTTGAGTTCCTCGGCAGAAACTTGAGTGTCGGGCAGGTGTAGTTTCTTATTCGCGCTAATGCTCATAATGCTCTGAGCCGTTTTCTTAAGAGACTCTTCGAGGAACAACCCGCCGATGTTCCAGCTAGTTGTCTTGAGAATATGATGCAGTATTTCGCGCAAGAACTGACTCTTGCCTAAGCCGCTTCCAGCGGTGACCGTGATAAGCTCTGACTGCCGGAAACCGTACAGTAGCTCGTTAAGCCCATTGTAGGGATAAACAGCCTCTGGCGTGGGTTCCGGTGTACTTACTAGCTCCCAGAGCGTGGAGGCATCAACAATTCCATCAGGGACATATGTTTCAGCTTTCCACCAGTTGTTGACAAAGGAAACAGTTTTTCCATCAACCAAGTAATCACACGCATCTTTGCATCCTTCAATGTGTTTAACAATTTTAGACTTTGATCCGAACAACTCAGCCACTTCAGCAGAAGCCTTCTTTCCTGGTTCGTCATCGTCAAAGCAGATTACGATGTTCTCAAAGGTATCCAACCATTCATAGCTGGCTTTGCAGTCCTTCAAAGCCGATTGAGCGCCATTCTTGACCGATACGACAGGCCACTTCGACCCAAGCATTTGAAAGGCAGCAAGAGCGTCAAGCTCCCCTTCGACCAAAGTGACATACTTGCCACCTTTGTTAAACAGGGATTGACCGAACAGGGTAGTCTTACCCCACTGGCCTTCGACAGCAAAAGTCTTGTTGGCTACGGTACGCACCTTCGAGGCGACATACAAGCCTGCTTCATCCGTGTAAGGATAGATGTGCTTCGCGTCTGTCTGAGTTACTTTGTAGTAATCGCAAGTGTCCCTTGTGATCCTACGATCTGGGATGGGTTTTACTTCGCCTGTGGTCTTCATAGCTTTTGCTCGGTTAAATTCTTCTTTCCAGCGCTCACGATCTTCATTGGCTGCTTCACTGACAACTTTACCACATTTATGACAATAGGTATGACCGTCCGTGTACAGGGCATTTGCGTCTGAGCTTCCGCAATGATCACACGCGATATGCTTCACAAAATCGGAAGCTAACTTTAAAACACTCACTGGTTTTTCTCCTCAAAGTCATAGTCTACCATTCTGTCCCTGAAGCCATCATAGTAGCGTCCAGACTCGATAGCATTGATCAGCATGGTTCCATTACCTATCGGTGTTTGGCTTTCAATGTACTCGGAGTACTCCATATCAAGCTCACCATTCTCCATAGCAGCCTCGAAAGCCTTTTCGGTCATAGAATGAATCACTGGTTTTTCTCCTTCAGTTTAATCTCAATCGCAGTATAGAAACTTATCGGGCCTTTTACGGTATCGGCTATGCCCAATACTTCACCCATAGACAACCACTTAAATTCCTGGAGTACGCGCTGCTCTATAAGGTTAGCGAACTCTTTCAGTTCGTTATAGTTAGGCGTATGCACCACTCCAGCGAGCTTATTAGCCTTGACCCACAGTTCGATTATAGTCTCTTCATTCATAGCAGTGCCTCCTCAGCGTACCTATGGTACTTAAGACCGTCTTCTATGATCTTCATAAGCTCAGGCGAGGCCCTCTTGAACGGATCGTGAGTGTTCCATTCGTGAACAGCCTTTTCATACCTTAGTTTCTTAAAATCCTTGTCACAAAAGCCCATGCACTCACCTACTGGATAATCACATAAAGCATAATTGCAAGCCATTTTAGTTCCTTACTTTAGAGCAACCTTAATTAAGGTTAAGACAAAAACAATTAAGGCTAATGTCATTTTAGTGCATTTTCCTTATTTCGATCATATTCCATGATCAAATTAGCTACATCTCTTAAGACATTATCTCTACCATATTGATGAAATACTTGAATAATATCTTCCAAGACAGAATAGTACCAAGATTCCTCTAGCATCTCTACAATTTCATTATCATCCATAATAGTTCCTTAGTTGGCATGAAAGTTGCTATACTATAGAGTATATAAAAGTATTATTAACTATAATAGTTAATTATCTTTTAAGTCATAACTTTTAAGTTCTAATATGTCATAATAGTCCTCATAATATGGAAAATCTAAAACATCAATATCACTTGCTGTCATTAGGTCTTTTCTGTCTATTGTCGGGATAATCTCCTTCACTTCGTTATAACAATAATTACACAAATCCAGGAACTGGAAAGTATTAGCATTTTTTCTTGTTGCTTCAAAGTCACTTAGCAACGCATCACAAGCCCTACAGTGCATAAATTGTCCTTTCCTGGTTGTCGCTTTCTTTCTAGGTTGTTCGCCATAGATGGCTACCTAGCCCTACACTAGGGCCTAAAAAGCGCTCTAAGGCCCTATTAAGGGCCTTCCTGAGCCTAATTTTCTAGTCTCCAGTCTACCACATCATTCAGCCAAGTTTCAATAGCGTATTTTTTCAATACTTGATTAAAATTGTCAACATTTTTCTGATTTGCTGACACTAGTAATGTATTGAATGCTTTCAGTACAGGCTGATTCCATAATGCATCAGTCATAAATTCCTGGAATGTGAACCTTTCAAGCCTGTTCGCGTGAATGTTCAGCCAGCATAGTTCACCTTCAGCGCCTTGAGTCTCGATAAACTTTCGGGCATCGTCTATATAATCATCCACTAATGCTTCGCTCATTTTATAGCCTTTCTACAAGAGCCACACAAAACGCTGGATTCTGAATTTTCCAGCTTCACCATTGTACCATAATGCGCCCACCAGTAGCCGAATGAGCCACTGGCTATGGCTAAAGTGGACAAAAAGCCCACAATAGCCAATGCATTTTTAATTCTACGATACCAGCGTCTCATGTTCTGCTAGTCCCTTTTCCAGGAAATCGTTCAAAGCTGGTATGTCTTTCTCGTAAATTGTCCATTCAGGAAACCCACCATGTAAGCATAGCCCATCAGTTAGCCTGCTGCCATAGAATCCTTCATGCCCTAGCAGGGTTTTGACATAATAGCGCGACACAAATTGACCCTTCGGTGTATGTGGGTATCTTGAATCGAAAAATTCCACCAATAGTTCGTTGTCTTTTTTGTCGATTGTGAAATCCACATTAAATTTGTCTATTGTTAGCATTTTAGGCCCCTTTGGTAATTGTTATGCCATCGCATGAGACGGATTCTATTGTGTCCCTATTTATAGACCGATAGCCCTTAGACTGCATATCGTACACAATAATGTACTTCTCACGGTCTACAGTGCATTCACCACCTTTCAAATGCTTGGTAACCCCTAGCCGACAATTCATCGTCCTAAGTGTTCCATCTTTTTTGTAAAATGCGACAGTGATAAATTTTCCGTTGGATTGTTCAATAAAATCTGAGAGCTTCATTTTAGATTCCTGGTTTTGAATAGGTTATTGAATAGAACCATGCTTGCCTAGTTTTTACGCTAGAGAATGGGTAACCGTAGCGCATAGCGTAATCGGTAGCGCTAGCAACATGACAACGCCATATATGGGCCTTGCCAGTGGTCAAAGTGTTCATTTTATGAGAGCATCAAAGTAATGTAGGGCCAGTGCAGTTAGGACAAATCCTAGCACTACGGCGAGAATGTAATCTTTAAAATCCGGTTTCATTATTGCACCTTTGAAATTAAACCGTTTTCCATTGTCACACGAGCAAAGAATTCACGCCCAAGGCCGGTAATGTGCGGCCTATTTGCGCCTGTCAGAGTACCATTTTCCTGGTATTCTGGCCCGAATAGGCTAGTCTCAATGTACTTCAAAGGCTTACCGATTGAAGCTTTAAGGTCTTTTTTGCTGGCATAGTTTAGAACAATCATTTTTCAGTCCTTGATAAGTTAAC